AAGTACGCTGTTTTAGGTGGTAATAGAATTCTATACGCATACTCAGGGGGTATCTTTTATGATATTCACCCAATAAAAAACACAACAACATTAACAAGTGCTTTTACTACAACTAACGGAAAAGCAGTTGTTACAATAACTTTTGCTTCTTCACATAATATAAATGCAGGAGATATTATATTATTAGACAATTTTTCAGGTTTAACAGGGTCTAATTTTAACTCACAAAATTTTGATTTAAATAAATTTCAAGTAGTAAGTATACCAACTCCTGCAACATTAACAATTAATGTAGGTACCAATGAAACAGGAACAGGCGCTACAACATCCGGCGGTATTAGAGTACAACACTACTATCCAGTAGGTCCCGCTCAAGAAGTTGCATCAACTGGTTTTGGTCTTGGATCTTGGGGTGGAATACAACAAGGACAATTTACATCAACACTTTCTTCTTCAATTAACACAAGTGTTACAAGTCTATCTTTAGCAAGTTCAACATCTTTTGCATCATCTGGTACAGTGCAAATTGGATCAGAATTAATTACTTACACTTCTAATAGTAGTAATACTTTATCTGGATTAACAAGAGGAGCTTTAGGTACAACAGCTGCATCACATTCATCAGGTGCTACTGTGACAGATGCTTCTAATTATGTTGGATGGAATTCTGCTGCATCTGGAGACGTTATAACTGATCCTGGCATGTGGTCTTTAGATAATTTTGGTAATAAATTAATTGCAACAATTTTTAATGGAGAAAGTTTTGAATGGGATTCAAACCCAACAACAGCAAACAATACAAGAGCAACAAGAATATCTGGTGCTCCAACAGCATCTAGATTTAGTTTGGTGTCTACTCCAGATAGACACGTAGTATTTTTTGGAACAGAAACAACTATTGGCACAAAAACAACTCAAGACGAAATGTTTATAAGATTCTCGTCTCAAGAAGATATTAATACATACACACCAACAGCAAGTAATACTGCTGGTACACAAAGATTATCAGATGGTTCTAGAATTGTTGGAGCAATAAGAGGTAGAGATGCAATTTATGTTTGGACAGATACAGCTTTATTTGTAATGAAGTTTGTAGGTCCACCCTTTACTTTTTCATTTCAACAAGTAGGAACTAACTGTGGACTAATTGGTAAGAATGCAGCCGTTGAAGTTGATGGTGTTGCATATTGGATGTCAGACAATGGTTTCTTTAGATATTCTGGTAAACTAGAATCACTGCCTTGTTTAGTAGAAGATTTTGTCTATGACGATATTAATTTAATCCCTAAACAACATATCAACGCTGGTTTAAATAATTTGTTTGGTGAAGTTATGTGGTTTTACCCTAACTCAGGTTCAGGTGTAGTTAATAAAATGGTTGCGTATAATTATTTAGACTCATCAAAAGAAAGACCTGTATGGACTAGTGGCACGTTAGCTAGAACCGCGTGGCGAGATTCCGCAGTATTTGGTAAACCTCATGCAACCGAATACAATGCAAATGGTACCACAGCTACATCAAATAAAGATCATGTTTTTGGAAACCAAGAGGGTACCTCAACATACTTTGAACATGAAACAGGTTTAGATCAAATTAAAGAAGGAGCAACTACAGCTATTGCTGCACGTATTGAATCTGGAGATTTTGATATAGGTAATCAAGGTTTACAAGGAGATGGAGAATTTACAATGAAGATAAGAAGATTCGTACCAGACTTTTTATCTCAAACAGGTGATGCAATAGTTACATTAAATTTAAGAGATTACTCTAATGATTCACAGACAAGTTCTTCACTTGGTCCATTTACTATAAGCTCTTCAACAACAAAAGTTGACACCCGTGCAAGAGCAAGAGCTATATCTTTAAAAGTTGCTAATACAAGTACAGGTCAGTTTTGGAAACTAGGTACATTTAGATTAGATATACAACCAGATGGGAGAAGATAATGGCTAGAATTATACAATCATTAACACAACCAAACGATGAGTACGATCCACAGGTGCAGCAATCATTTGTAAGAGACATTGAAGGTATTGTAAATAAATTAAATACTACCTATCAACAAGATTTAAAAGACGAGTCAGAAGCGGAGGCAGTTTTCCTTGGCTAACTCATTTGTAAATAAAAAAGTAGACTTAACTACAACTAATGCTACAACAGTTTACACTGTACCAACAGCTACGACTGCAGTTATAAAATCTATATTAATATCAGAAGACTCTGGTAATGCGGACACTATAACTATAACTATTACAGACACAGCTAGCGCTGTATTTAGTGTATTTAAAACAAAAGCAGTGGGAGCAAATGCAACAGTAGAATTACTTACAGAACCTCTTGTTTTACAAGAAAGTGAAATATTAAAGGTGACTGCGGCAACAGCCAATAGACTACATATTATACTATCTTCTTTAGAAATAAAACCAAGAGAAGTTATAACATAGTCTTGATTTATCTATTAAAAACAGATAATAATATAAACTCAGGTACAATCCCTGCTTTAACTAATAGATAAAATTTATGATATCAAGATCTCAAATGAGAAGACAATTACGGGCTAATGGCGGCATTATGAATGCCAGACAAGGGTATGGTCTTGGTAGTTGGGTTAAAGAAAAAATTAGAAAACTTATTCCAAATGAACTAGCAGACATTGCAGTTAAAGCTGCACCGTTTGTTGCACCATTTAATCCTGCCATTGCAGGTTTAATGTCTGGTGTTGGTAGCTTTGATAAAACAGGTAGAGTAGGAGATTCTTTAAAAAAAGGAGCTATGAATTATGCTGGGGGTCAAGCAGCGAGATATTTAGGTGGAGCAGATTTTCAAGGTAATCCTTTTGAAGGTGGTGGAGCATTCAGAGGTGGATTAGAGGGACTTAAGGGAGGTTTTAGTTCTCCGTTAGGAACTGACACAGGTTTTAAATTAGGCACAGAAGCTACACCAAGTACAACAAGTGAAGGTAATTTAAACGCTCTTGCTGAGGGTCAAACCGGTGCAAAAGAAACATCTGAAATTTTATCCAATGCTAAAAATAAACCAACAAATTTTAAAGACGTGTTTCAAAACAAAGTAAGTAAATTTAGCAGTGGATTATTTGAAGGTGTTCCAATACTAGGAGAACTACCACCATTAGTACAACAACAAATATTAGTTGGTGGAGCGACATCAGCTGCAACATATATTTACGAGGCATTTATAATGGAGGAACCTCCACAAGATGAAAATGAAACTATGGAAGAATACCGAGCAAGAAGAAAAGAAAACGTAGGTAAAAAAATGAGAACTTACATGGATAACTATATGGCTTTTGATGCTGAATATTCTGCATTAGATGATGCAGGTAAAGATGCTTTTGTTGAAAGAAACAATAAAAACATGGGTGGCCTTATGAGACAAAATTATCAGACTGGTGGAATTACTATGTCAAATTCATTAGCACAAAACATAGCACAAAATAAAGCTAATCAAAGAGCAAGAGCACAAGAATTAGAACAGGCAAGATCAAGAATACCTGGTTATGTTGCAGCTGAAAAAGTATCAGCACCAACACCAGCTCCTATGATCGAAGAAATACAAGAGACTATACCACCACCTTCAAGACCTATAATAAAAAACCCAATGCCTTTACCAGATGAAAAATATAACCTAATGCCAAGACCAATGCCAAGACCAGGCGGTCAACCAGGTTCTGGTATAGGTGGAAGTCTCACACCTTTACTACCAATGCCAAGACCGGGTCCGGGTATTGATGGAACTTTTTTTGAACAATTTTTAAAGGGAGACGGTAATAATGGAAGTCTACCTACACCACCAAGACCAGATCCAAGAGGTCCTGGCTCTGAAGATATAATGAGTGGTTTTGAAGAATTCTACAAAGAAAATTATGGAATGGGAACACCTTCAACAGCTGATGTTAGAACATACAAATTACCAAATGGTGAAATAGTACAAGGAAGTTCTACTTCTATGGGACAAACTAATGCATATTTAAAATCAATAGGTCAACCACCGGCAACTGATGTAAATTTATCTAGTGCAGGTTTATCTGGACTTCAACAAAACCCAGGTGGCCTTATGAGAACAGGTTTAGCAGATGGAACAAATGAAGACTTTCAAAAATACCTTAAAGGTAGAAAAAAATTTGAATCAGAAATGAATTTAGAACAATTATATAAAGAATATTTAGAAGATAAACGTAGACAAAAAATCTCAAAACAAAAAACAATGGCAGCTGATGGTGGCCTTATGAGATTAGGCTACATGATAGGTGGCGAAGCTAAACAAATGGAAGCCGGAGCACCCCCAATTATGTATTCAGGTAATATGGATCCTAATGCACCAAACGAGCAAGCAGGATTACCTTCAATACCAGGGCCTATTCAAATGGCAGAAGACGGACCAGAATTTGATATGAGAGAGAACGGTGGATTTCAACCATTAGGTAGACAAGAGGGTAAAGATGATGTACCTGCTATATTAGCCAAGAATGAATTCGTAATGACAGCAGACGCAGTTCGAGCAGCGGGTGGCGGGAGCATACAAAAAGGAGCACAGAAAATGTACGACACAATGAAAAAATTAGAAAGTAGAGTATCATAATGGCAGTTGTAGAACAAAGAAATTTACCACCAGAATATATTGAAGCGTTAGGTAAAACGTATGCAGCTGATCTTACAAAACAAGCTGGTATACCTTCAATCACTAATGCAACAACACAGCAAGCAGGTGAAACTGCAGAGCAATTTGCAC